AAAGCTTGAACGCTTTTGTTCACCACGAGCTAATTTCGCTAAACTATCAGAATTGTTCTCGATAGCATCTGCAAGGGTAGCATTAAACCCTTTTACTTCTGTTTGATTCATTTTAACACGATTTTGTTTTGCTTCCATTTTTTCAATTTCATCCTTAACAACTGTGATTGAAGCTTTAGTAGCTTCTAATTCAGCCTTTATGCTTTCTAATGCACTAGCATTATCAGCCTTCGCACTTTCGATTGCTCCGTTTACTTCGGATTTAATGCCTTCGAATGCACTTTTAATTTCTTCTACCATTAGTTAAAAATTTTAAATGATTGTAAATATTTGTTTACCTCTAGCTCGATAGAAATCATCGGATCAGCTTCCTCAGTTGGCAATGCTTCTTCAGCGGTTGGCTCAGGTGTGATTGACTCTTCATCTTCCATCTCAGATAGATATTGTTGTAATTGTTTAAGTTTAAGTTCTAACAACTCGAATGTTTCGTCAGTAAAGTGTCCATTTCTCAAAGACTTAATGGTCTTTCCCATCTCATCTACTAGAGTTGACTTAATCTGACTTTTAACTCCAACTGTTGGTGTATTAGCGTTTGCACCCCACAATACTGAACTTCCCTCAAACAATTTAATTTCATTGATTTCATTGTAACCTGATTTCGCTTGTGACTTAATAGTCTGAAATCCGATACTATGTTCTGTGATATGACCATCTTTATACAACTCATATAGGTCGTTGCCTAAGGTTGTATTAGGTAGTTTAACACTTGCCTTTAATCCAAAGGCATCTTCGCTGATCTCAAAAGGTTTTGCAATAGGCTTATCAGTAGAATGGTTCATTAAATGCCACACTCTGTTTTTAGCTTGTGGGCCATTCTCTTTTAAGGTTTTAGTAAAAGCACCTGGTGTAATAATATCACCATCGCTATCTACGTTACCAAATGCAGAATAGTAGACTGTAATAACTCTACTATTGTCTTCCATATCTATGGGAGCACCTTCAATCGACTTTTTGTTATAAAAATTACTCATATTTATTTGTTTAAGCTATATACACCGTACAACATCGGCAGTTGCAGTTGTTTACTGCTCCACCGTTCTCATCGTGTGCATATTGCATTTCAATTACACCGTATTTAGGAGTGTTTACTAGGAATGGTTGATTCACAGGTATTCTCACTCCACCGTCATCAGGATTCGTCTGTCTATCTAAGGCTTGATGCCAAGCTCTAGGTAGTGCTACATATTCAGCGTGAACCCATTGTTTAAGCAAAGGTATATTAATTCCTCTTGTTGCTCCCATTGCACCTGTACTTAAAGCTTGATGAGTTTCAGTTCTTGCAATTAATAAACTCCTTGCGTTATTTATTTTTCCTTCTCTTAAAGTCTGTATAGCCAAACTATTTACTTCGTCTCTTGATAGGTTGTTATCTCTTCCGTATTGAATTACGTTATTGAGAATCCTTACTATCTCGTTATCCGTTGTATTCTGAATCCCAAACATCTTAGGGCCACTAATGGCTGTCCAATAGGATAACATAAATGCTACCCACTCGTCTAAGATATTCAATGGATCTAAATCTATTGTCTCTTCTTTTTTATACTTGTCAAATATCTTTTGATACCTCATTGCTGTGTATCCACCTGTACCTTCGTACAAAGTTCGTAAAATATTGGAAACTTTGTTATTGTCGAAAAATGTCTTGTTGAAATTAACCACCTGGTCTACACCTAGTTCTTTAACCAACTCTGCTGCTTTGTTAAAATCATACTGCAATGCTTCCTTTAATTTAGGAGCAAATTCGTTTATTGATTTTCTAGCAATCTTTTGTTGCAGGTTAAACTGCTGAGAAGGTTGTAAGATTTTGGACATTAACCATTCTTTTTTGCATCTATTTTTTCAATCATCTTACCTGCTGCTGTAAAAATAGCAGTTTGATTATTTTGAGCAGCTCTTTGTCTAATGGCTCTTAATCCTTGTCTATCTACTGTTTTAAAGTCAGAAGTATAAACATAACCATAATGTGCTTTTGTTTCAGGGTCTGCATTTGTGTCTACACCTAAATACCATTGAGAAAACTTATCAAAACCATTGGCTTCTAAATAAGCATTTTCCATTTCAGCAGTTGGGTGTTCCCAAGTAGATGGTTCTTTAACATCACCACTAGCAATCAAAGAATTTGCGTGAGCAATTCCTTTAGGGTTTGTCTTGTTAATTGATTTAATGTCTAAGCTTGTTAATAAAGCTTTTAGTAATACATCGAATGATTTGAATTCCATATTTATTTTATTTTACAGGGGGTACATTATAATCACCTTGTTGTTGAGCATTACGAGGATCTTGTAGCATTGTCAATTCATCAATAGGCAAATATCCAGCAGGAATATAGATAGAGTTCATTACATCGTCTTGAACAGTATCGTAACGCATAGCTTGTCTTTTCTCGTTTGGAGTAATCCACCAAGATTGAGATAAGATAGCAGATAGTTCTTTCATATCCTCTTGTAGTTCAGGGAACACAGTAATATCAAAATCGATATAGTAACCTTGTCCTATTTCATTCTCAAAGAATCTATTAAACGCATCACGAATTAAAACTAATTCAGGAAGTACTACTTGTGTAAGCATTTCCTTCTTAGCTTCCTTCATATTGTTGTAAGTCTTGTTATCAGGATCATTAAACAACGCAGAGTTCACTCCGTACACATTGCACAACTCACGAAGTGTAATCTTCTCTGATTCTAGTAATTGAAGGTCTACAGGAGACAATCCCATATTCACCCAGCCTAACTTAGCACCAGCGATTAAAATTTGTCCTGCGTTTTGAACTATCTTGTTTTTAGTTCCGTACTGATTATAAAAATCTTCTTTTAACTTACCAGCTTGTTCAGGGCCAAAGTCATTTGACTCATCTGCATACAAGATACCTTTAGGCCCTTGATTCTGCAACATACCTACAGAGGTATCCTTAGCATCGTTACTGCGTTGTACAGTTCGGTAAGCAGCCTGTAAAGGCGACAAACCATATAATTGTTGACCATTAGTGTTAAAGTAAGGGTTGAAGTATTTTAAGTGAATTACATCATTTGCAGCTAACTGATCCCATCCTACTAAAGTAAAAGAGTATCCTTCAACCCCATTGATAGTACCATCGCTGATGATAGCTACATATTGAGATGGGAGTACAACTAGTTCGGCAACCTTACCATTGGACAATCTATTCGCCCAGATATAAGAGTTGCCTGTAATAAGCTTATAGCCTACAATGTTTTCTAATAACTCTGATAAAGATTGGTATTGGTTAGGTTTTTCTAGTAATTTGTTTAATGGGCTATCAGCAATCTCATCAACTGCTTTAATTCTTACTAACTCAGCTTTAGCTACATCTGCACCACTTGATGCGTTAGCCATCATTGCCTTGTAAGTATTTAGTTCTTTTTTGTTCTTAATCTTGTAAACGTAAAATGGAACTGTTGAGATGGTCTTAGAAATACGTTTGATGATAGAATAGACTTCGCTATTGTTATCATAGTCTTGTACGAACTTCTCGTAATTCAAATTGGGGTAAAGTGTTCTACCGCCAATCAAACCACCAAAATCAGAGAAGGGATTATTAAGAGTTGTTTTTATTTTAGTGGCTGCCTTTTGTTTAAAAGGATTCACCGCACTTAGTATGTCCGTTAACTTCACTATAAGATATTTTTACAAAAGTAACAAATTTTTAGCCTAAACAATCCAACCTCGCTTCGCTTTTGCATATTTGGAATAAATAGCATATCGCATAGCATCCATTAAATGGTCTCTAAACTTAACAGGCTCATCCATTGTATTGCCATCGTGGTCTGTTTTCCATTTATAGTTTTTAATCTCATCTAGTAAATCCAAAGATTCTGATTTTACGAATAATGGGAATGATTTAACCTTGTTGATTCCTGCAAACACATCCTTGGTAGCTGACTTTAAATTAAACCCTGCTTTATTTATTTCAGCTATCGTTTTCGGTTCAGCAGCATCTGCAAATATCTCATCTCTACGAGAAAGGCCCATAGACTTAAGACGATCTATTAAAAGAGAGGTTGACATCTTAGTATCATATATCAGTTGCTCGACATATATGTCACCATCGAAGTTTTTACACCTTACCAAGGCTGTTTGGTTGTTATAACCAAAATCAAGGCCATAAAACACATCTCCACCCTCAGGGAAGTTTCTTCTTCTTCTCCAATGAGAATAAATCGTAGCTTCAGAAATAGCCCTTTCTCCTAGTCCATAAACTCTCCAATATTCGTGGTCAGCATCTTTAAGCCTTTCGATTTCTGCAATAATATTCTTATCTAGGAATGGGTTGTCCTTATAAGTCGTAATCGTAAAGTCAGTATCTTCTCTAGGGATGACCTTATCATAAATCCAGGAGTAATAATCAGATGGGTTATAGTCAAGTACAATTTTATCCGTAGTTCTTAGGGCTAATTGCATCCAAGATTCGTAATTCACCTCATTTGCCTCGTTAATAAACAAATAATGCCTTTTACGACCTCTAATCTTCTGAGGTTGGTCGGTAGATACAAATTCTACAGTATTTCCATTTAGGAAATATAAATTCTCTGATTTATTGTGTTTTTCTTCTGAGTATAGCCCATATTTAGACAATATCTCGATAAAGTCTCTCATAACGGAACCTTTGATGCTCGGTAGGGATGAACGGCAAATAGTTAAGGTTTTCCCTTTCTCTTGTAGCAGCTTTACAATAAACCAGGTAAGCACATTGTAAGTTTTACCTGACCTCGTTCCTCCTTGCATCACAGAAATTCTCTTCTTAGATTCGTTCAATATCTGAAAGACGACATTGGTGGTTACTTCCATAGAAATAAATTAAAATTTTTGGTTTGCTCAAATCAAAGCTAATACTTTTCGTTTTATAGGGAGGTAGGGGTATCAATCAGTAAAGTCCCTTATATGAATCAAAAAACACCATATTTGACTCATATATGACTTTTTAATGATTGATATAAGTCGAAAAGTCAAGTTATAGGTTTACTTTTTTTATTATTTTAGTAGTAATACTACCAAATGTAACCAAATTGGTAACAAGTTGTCTAATAAGGCAACTTAACATAAAGGGCATTTAGAAGCGATTTAAGACACTCTATGTCATTTTGGATAGATAGTACTACTCTATGGTAGAAAGTGTCTGTATAAGCCTTAAAATGGCATTTAAACACTATTCCTCGTAATTACCAGCTTCATTCTCTAATTCTACCTCTTTGTCGTACTCGTAAAGTGGTATATCTTGGATATTGGCAGCTTCAGTAGCAGGAACCACAAAACCACTATCCTCAATTAGTGCGTTCTCATCACCATCTAGCTTTTGAGTGCCATTAGTTAATTCATCAACGTGACTAGCCTTTAAGACATTCACAGTAATCTGCTTAACCACATCTCCTTCGTGAGCAACCTCTTGTCTTTCGATGTAACCCCTACGCTTACCTTTTGTCTTAAGCAAGAACATTGTAGCTAATGTATCACCCTTAGCAATACGTTCCATCAGTTTATGCTCACCAAAGTCTAGCATTATCTCTTCAGGTTCTATTTCAGCTAGTTTCCTAGCAAACTCAGGATCATTCTTAACCCATACGTTATACGATGACCTAGATACCCCAGCCGATTCACAAGAGATGGTTATGTTACCGAAGTTCTCCTTGTAAGCTATGATAAAAGCTTCTTTAGTAATATCTTTGAATTCTGCATTCATATTATTGGTTTTTATAATGTGTTATATAGAAAAATAAAAAAAATCAAATGTCAAAAATGGTTAAGTCTTTGTTTTATATCAGAATAATGAAGGGCCCAAGGCATACGATTGTTTTTTGACACGAAAAAATAGGGTATGGGGTAGGGTAGGGGAGGGGCTTAGTCCTATTTAACATAATATAAATTATAAGACCTATCCTCTCTCCTATTCTTAGCCTATCCAATGGCAAAAGTAATGTAGTTTTATTATATTGATAGTTTACTCACTCTGATGGCAAAAGTAACAAACAGGCTTTAATACTTATATTCAATTTACTTTACTATACACTAATATAATAGGTAATATAAACTCTATTATATAATATATACAATATAGTTGATAATATAACAATATACAATGTATAAACTATCTAATGTATACTAATTAGCTTACTTAGTGTACTAATTACACTATCTAAATCAATAAAATAATTAAATTATTTTTTACATTCTTTGATGTTTGTATTAATATCCTTTGTATATTACAGCGTCATTATAAAACAAAATGACCCTTTATTTATGCTTTATTTATACTTTATTCAATTGGCTTTATTCTGTTTCTTTATGGCCTTTGTAGGCAAATTATTTATTAACCTTTTAATAGATAAGCAATAATGAACACTACAATAACACTACTAGAAACAATCTGTATCTGTGCTGCTAGTATACTAGTATATGCACTATTAAAAACTATTTATCAATCATTAAAAAAGTAACAATGTCAAACATTAAACGTCCTGTTTACAAAATTGCGGCCGATATTTTAAACGATTGGAACCGCCCCAACTATGCCGCTTTACCTTATCTTACTGCTATGCTGACAATAAATAACGAGCAGGAGCAATACGGATGCGATACGGCTAAAAGTATTATTCTTTATTTTCTATCTAATGCAGGAACATACAAAGGAATAAAAGCTAAAGAACTAAAAAACGAACTAAAAACACTATTAAACAAATAACCTTAAATCTTTATTTATGCAAAACACACTACAAGAAACAAAAACTATAACAGCTCCAACATATAGAGCCGTTAAGAACTTATTAAGCAAAGGCAATACCAACGCTAAAACAATCAAGAACGCTTTAGAGACTTTTATTTTATATTTAGCCCCTTATAATTTAAGCGGCTTCAATGTTTGTCCTTTTGCCTCTAGTGGTTGTATTAAAGGCTGTCTAAATACAGCGGGCCACGGAATTTTTAATTCGGTTCAAGATGCAAGGATTAACAAAACAAAGTTTTGGGGCTTTGATAGGTCGGCCTTTTATTTTCAATTGGCTAATGAGCTGTTAAAGATATTCGACAAAACACTAAAAAAGGATATTAAAATAGCAATTCGTTTAAACGGCACCTCTGACATTGACCATTTAGATTTGCTTGAGCGTTACACAGGGATAAACTTTTTAGACCCTTTTTATAGTTCCCTTTTATTTTATGATTACACAAAAAATTATAATCACATTAAACGATATTTAAATACTAATTATAAATTGACCTTTAGCCGCTCAGAGGTTAACGATTTAGATGCCTATAGACTTTTAAAGGACGGCGGGAACGTTGCTGTAGTATTTAAAAACGAGCTGCCCCAATTTTGGAACGGGTTTCCTGTTATTAATGGAGACGATACCGATTTAAGGTATTTTGACCCTATTAATGTAGTAATTGGCTTAAAGGCAAAAGGCAAAGCAAAAAAAGATATTAGCGGCTTTGTAGTGGCATAAATTGGCAATCGTTTAACCTTTGGGAGGTTCAAAGGGTTCGAGCCCCTTAAACGAGCAAAACAAAATCAAAACAATATGGCAGCTTTAAAGAACGTCTATTTTTTTAACGTCCTAACATATACGGACGATTTCAGTTTTATCCTTAAGTCTAAAAAAGAGGTTAAAGTAATTAGAACCAATTTTAGAACGGCTTACACCTACATTTTGGCTAAATATCCAATGTCAAAAGGTTATTTCATTGAGCTACAAAATAGCTGCTCAGTTTATACCTACAAAAAACATCGTAAAAGTTGGATGGAATATTTAGCAAAATAAGGCGAAATAAGGCCGTTAAAAATAAATTTAATACTATGCCACCAACGTAAAAAATGGATCAAATTTTGGGCCTTAAAATAGCCTATAAACTGATTTTATTAGTATTATATCAATATGCAATAAATAATATTTAATGTTATAACATCAATGTTACAACTTTAGATCTATCAGAGCTATGACAAAAACTTCCCAAAAACTCCTCGGCAAAAACTTGCTAAAAATCTGCTTGGATTAACAAAATATTAACGCAAAAATCTTAAACAATAACAAAAACTTCCTTTACTTTTATTTATTAAACACAACAAAAACCTTTATTTATGAACACAAAATTTCATTTATTATTAGACAGGAGTGAGTACACTTCTGATGATATTTCCAAATTGGAAGTACTTTTAAAAGAGTATGCGATTTCGGAAGGACAAACAAACTGGCAAAAATCTTCTATAGTATCGCTAAAGGACACACCTAAAGACACCATTGAAGAGGTGTGGATTGAGGAAGGAAAATTTAATGGCGAGGATGTAACTTTTATACATTGGTACAATGAACTTTGGTATATTATTCAAACAAACTAAAAATAAACAAAATGACAACACACGACTATGAACTAGGCTACAAACAAAAACTAGCTAAATCAAAAGAAATGAAACCGTTAAAGTCAAAAATTAAAGTAGATGCTACTATTTTATTAGATGCTTCTATGGAAACAATTTTTAATACTTTACATAAAAAGTACAAAACATCGAGCGGTGACATATCACCATATCATCAATATTTATTGGATGATTTGAAAACACAATTAGTTGATATGTTTACGCAACAGGTTTTTAGCAATATTGATTTTAATAAATCGAATATTAAAAATCTAAATAGAGATGAGTTAATGGAATTAGCTTACTCATTAGATTGGAATGGTTCTTGGGATTGCGATGAAGAAGGGCAAAAACCTATTACAAGACAAGAATTAATACAATCAATCACTAACCTTATTTCACACCATAATTAAATTAAACAAAATGAAAAACACAAAACAAACAAAAAAAGTAGTTATTAGCACAAGAGTAGTTTATCACAAGATTGCAGAAGTTACTATTGAAGTGCCTATTGAAATGTATGACGATGAAGTTGACGAGTATCTAATAAACAATGATGTATTTAGCGAACAACTAGAAATAAATTTGTCTAAGGCTGAATTAGAAGGAGGCTTTGGTTTAAATGATAAATTTGATGAAATAGATTCAACTACTGAAACTAGATTCGATGTTTATAATTCTAAAGGTAAAACAACTTGGGGAGGGCATATTTAAAACAATCAAATGAATGTACTAGAACTATTCGCTGGAAGTAAGTCCATTGGTAATTGTGCCGATGGACTTTTATTTAACTCTTACTCAAGCGACATTGAACAATTCGGAGGCATTGATTATGTCACCGACATACTAGAATTTGATGTGACAAAAATCCCATTTAAGCCTGATATTATTTGGGCCTCACCACCTTGTACTGCCTTTAGCGTGGCGGCCATCGGTAAGAACTGGACAAAGATTGGTGACAACTACATACCTAAAAATCCTAGAGCAGACTTTGGCCTTAAGCTAGTCCAAAAAACCCTCGAGATTATAGAGTACTTTAAACCGACCTATTTTTTTATTGAGAATCCTAGAGGTATGTTACGCAAGATGCCTATAATGGCACAATTAAAGAGGCAAGGAGTTACCTATTGTCAGTATGGAGATACCAGGATGAAACCAACTGATATATGGACTAATAGCGACAAATGGATTCCTAGGCCTATGTGCTCAAATGGATCTTCGTGTCACATATCAGCACCAAGAGGCTCAAGAACAGGTACACAAGGGCTTTCCAATGCTTATGAACGAAGCAAGATTCCTGAGGATCTTTGTATTGAGATACTAAAGTCTTGCATATAGCAGCAAAAATCTTTTATGATTACCTTAACAAAAAACCTGCTAAAAATCCTTAACAATAACAAAAACTCCTTAACTTCGTCAAACAAAACAAAAACCCCATCTATGTCATTTGAATTAATTACGGTCAAGTACGATTGCAGATGCAGTCTGACTGGCAAAAACTTCTCACCAGGTGAGCAAGTCTATTACAACTACCAAGCAAAAACTTTCCTTGATCCTGTGTATTATGAGAATATGCAGAGCCAAATCAACTCAAGTGGAGTTCAATCTTATTTTCAAAGGCACCAAAAACTTAATAAAGTAACCCAAAAACCCTAATAATATGTCTAAATTCGAGTTTATCACAGAAACTAATACTATCACAGGTGGTGTAAGATACTATACCGAAAAAGATGGTTATTATGTAGATAGTTCTATTAGTACTGACAAAGATAGTGCCTACGAAAAGTTTATAAAAGCTGCTAGTGGAGTATCTTTAAAGCCTACTAAAGAGGTAACTGAAACTATTTACTCCATAATTGAATAAGTATGCACCCTACACCATCACATCTAAAACAAAAAGGCCTTAAGGATTATTTTATGATAGTCGTTGATGGCGAGAGACTGAAAAAAGATTACATCTATCGTGGTATGTTTATCCATTGGGATAGCAAAAAACCCCTAGATAAGTTCTACTATTGGAGAGCTGATTATTTCACATCGATTGAAGGAGCTATGCGTAGCATAGACAGACATTACAAATTATATAAAAAACTAAAAGATGCTAATTAGAGACTATCGTGCCTTGCTTAAGTATGGCGATATAAAAAAGATTTGTGAGATTACAGGGTACACACCTTATAAGATTCGCACTAGGTTGGCTAAGGCTGACGAAGAGATGATTGAAATTGTAGAAGCTTTCTATCGCAAAAAGATAGAAGAATTAAAAAACCAAATATATGACTTCACCGAATAAAATACACTACTACGCTATGCCAGGAATATTAAACTTTGAAGAACCTGATAGAGAATTACTAATTCAGTTTGTATGTAAGGAGATGAATGTAAGGTACAAAGATGCCTTGTCTAAAGATAGATCACGCATTCTAGTGCTTACTAGGAATATGTGCTATGCCATCCTAAAAATTTATGTAGGAGCCACAGTAGCCTCAATAGGCAGGTTATTTTTTCGTGACCATACAACTGTCCTACACGGATTGCGTATGCACCAACAAGACCTTAAGACTAATGACATCTACCAGGAGCAATTCGATGAGATTAGATTCTTACTTAAACTTAATTTACCAACCAAAAAACACATAAAGTATGCTAAGTCAATTCGCACTATGGGATGATTCTGAAAAGCGATTATTCATCGCTAAGATTATCCACCAAATTAATTATTCACAAGCTAATCTTGAGTTAATGGAATCTATCTTGTCTATATGGCAAAAGTATCCTACAAGAGAAGCTTATTATTATCAAGAAACACAACCAAAAAATCTAAACTATGGAACTACAAACAACTAGTCCTTCGTATGAGTTAATCAACAAGGATTCAATGCTTAAATTAAGCACAGAGTTATCTAAGCTAATCAAAGAGAAAGGCTTATCGTCTAACATTCAAGGTAAACAATTCGTTAATGTGGAGGGATGGCAATTTGCTGGAGCTTCACTAGGATTGATGCCAATTATTACATCTACTCAAGATCTATCCAATGAAACTGCTATTAAATATATGGCGACTTGTGAGGTACGCAATATTACTACAGGTCAGCTCGTTGCTACAGGCATTGCCTTATGCTCAAATGCCGAAAAAACTAAGAGATACTTTGATGAATATGCTATTTTATCTATGGCACAGACAAGGGCGATTGGTAAGGCTTATAGGAACTTACTTGCTTGGTTAATGAAAGCAGCAGGATTTGAAGCTACACCTGCTGAAGAGATGGACTTTGCAAAAGAGGAGCACAAAAAACCTGTCGTACAAGAGGTAGAAGTAGAAGAGATAGCAGAAGTAGAAGTTGATAGAGTAGAATTAATTAAGCAGATTACTGACTGCACTAAAAATAAGGAGCTAGTAGATTTATATTATGGATACAAGCAATACATAGATGGCGACCAAGCTTTACTAATGTTGCTTAAGTCTAAAAAAGAATCATTCACATCTAAAACAAAAAAATAATGAGTACAGAAATATTTTTACCTAAGGTAGAACTATCTACCTATGAACCTAGTAAGTTTAACAATGACTTAATCAAGACAACTATTGTAGAACACTTTAAAGAGACAGGCGATAGTGCACTAGAAACATTAGTTCGTATGGATGCCATCGCACAATTATTTGATGGGGTTCGTAGCGAGCTTAGAGAAATTGTAGTAGATGAGTTAGCTAAGTATCCTGGTGGTAAGGCTGATGTCTTAGGTAGTGAGGTTACTAAGATTGAATCAGGAGTTAAGTACATTTATGACCAAGATTACTCTTGGACTAAACTTAACAACGAAGTAGAGTCTCTTAAGTATGCTCTTAAGGAAAGAGAAAAGATGCTTAGAACTATTATTTCTGCTATGGTTGATCCTGAGACTGGCGAGATGGTACACCCAGCACCTAGAGTATCTACAACCACATTTAAAATATCTTTAAAGAAATAATATGAAAGCAACATTAGGGATGTTAAAATTTTTCTTTATTGCAGTACCTGTTTTTATTGTTGTCTATTGCTCTGCAATGGCAGTAGTAGAACTCAAAGAACTAATAAGAAAATGATATACCAATTAAAAAATACAATAGATGTTCACACTCCACTTGGGTACGGAAAAGCAATCGCCTGGATTGACTACGGATCAGATACAAACACAGTTTGGAAAGTCGTACTATACGACACAGGTATGGTTAGGAACTTTTACGATGACGACATTCTCGTATATCCCAACGCAATGGATGGAGGAGAAATCGATGAAGAGTTCTTCGTCAAAAGAGAGTTTAAGTATAATAACAAACAATTTATAAAAGGGCTAAAAAACCATTTTAAACCATATGAGTCAAGAGATAAAGGGGATGGAGAATAACATACCAGTTAGAATGGTGTTTATAGACAACAAGGAAGAGATTCATTTTAAATCTATAGCAGCAGCTAGTAGGAAGTCTAAAGTGACAGCACAAAGCATCAGAGAGTCATTAAATCCTATTGCTAGGAAGAAGTTTATGGTTAAGCACTTAGATAAAGAGAGAGTAGTGGCTTTTAGAATACTATCTAAATAATCTTATATTTGCTCTGTAATATGCGACATTACAAAAAAAGAGTTTATAGGGTGGAAGATGAACAGGTAGTCGCATTACCTGTAAGTCTGAAGCCCTTTTTTTATTATTATGAATCATAATTGGTACGCAGTTCTACCTGCACAGGTTTTATTAAGCAAGGAGCTTACTGATAAACAAAAGTTATTAATAGCTTTAATATCTAATCTAAGCAATGAAAGAGGTTATTGTTTTGCATCTAACAAGTATTTAGGAGATTGTCTTGATTGTTCAGAGTCTACGATTAAAGACCACCTTAAAAAGTTAGAGGATATGAAGATACTAGGAAGGATTATTAAGTTAAAAGATAATGGCGATTTTGACTATAGATCATTGGTAATTAACATTGATATACCTAGGCCTGAAAAAACTACTACCTCAGCCGAAAAATCGGCTTACCCCTCAGCCAGAAAACTGGCACATAATAATATAGTTATTAATAACAAAGATATAATACCTAATAAGATATATAACGATAAGGATTCTTTTATCAATAGACTAGAAGTTTTTAAGGATAAACTTGGGAATCAATATCAATCTTTTTTAGACTATTGGACTGAAGCAGATGCTAAAGGTAAGATGAGATACCAAGACCAAAAATTCTTTGACATAGCTAGAAGAGTAGGAACCTGGCTTAAGAATAGTAAAAACTTTGAACCTAACACACCAACTAAAATAAAGCTTAAATAATGGATGTAATAAACCTACCAAAAAACCTAGAGCTTGAAGAGAATATTCTAGGCTCAATTTTACTAGATAAAAGAGCTTTGCCTTTAGTAGTTAACTATTTAAACGAAGAAATATTTTACGATTTAAGACACCAACTGATATTTAGAACCATCAAGCAGATGTATGATAAGAATATACAAATAGACTTAAGTACTGTTTTTCAACGACTTATAGACAACAAACATTCAGAAGAAGTAGGAGCCTTATACCTATCAAAGATTACGAATAGTGTCGTATCTACTGCTCACCTAAACACTCATATAGAGGTAGTAATAGAATTATACAAGCGTAGAAAGTTAGCAACCCTGGGCAGATTAATGGAGGTATCGGCCTTTGATGGTGCTGAATCTACTGATGATACCCTAGCTACGTTTGGTAAACAACTTTTAGGACTACAAGAGTTTGGTAATATATACGAAAAGACTATAGACCAAATCATTATGCAGCTAAATGAAGGTCGTGATGCTGCTGTAAGTGGTCAGTTATTAGGCATAAACACAGGCTTTATGGAGCTTAATAACACTCTTTGCGGTTGGGTAGATCCTGACTTTGTTATCATAGCTGCTAGACCTGGAATGGGTAAGACTGCCTTTATGCTTTCTAGTATCTACCACATAGCAATCCAAGGAGGCATCGCTACGGCCATTTTTAGCCTCGAAATGAGCTCCAATCAGTTAGTTGAAAGGTTAGAGTCAATCAGCTCTGAACTGCCCTTAAAACGTCTTAGAATGAATTTACTGACCGATAACGAAAAAGTTCACTTAATGCGAACTGACGACAAGATACTTACTTCCCCCATCTACATAGAGGATATGGGCGGTATTAGTGTAACCCAGCTACGAGCCAAAGCAACTATTCTTAAACAGAAGTATGGCATAAAGATTATCTTTATCGATTACCTTCAACTTATGAGTGGTACTGGCAAGTCAAACCAAAACCGAGAGCAAGAGGTATCCTACATTAGCAGGAGCCTAAAAGCACTTGCCAAAGAGTTGGAAGTACCTATTATCGCCCTATCCCAATTATCACGAAGAGTAGAAGAACGAGGAGATAAGATGCCTCAGTTATCTGACCTTAGAGAATCAGGATCTATTGAACAAGATGCAGATGCTGTGATTATGCTAATGCGACCAGGCTACTACGAACAAACTGAATCAGTAGAGATTGGTGGTAAAGAATATTCTCCTAATGATTTAGTAGTTTGTAAGGTGGAGAAGAATAGACACGGAGCTACTAAAAACCTAGCATTAAGATTTTTACCTGAAACAATGACCTTCCAAGATTATGTCCAAGGGCTATAGAAATAGAAGAAAGTTTGAGATAGAAGCAGCTAAAGCTGTAGATGGCACTTACCAGGCTATAAGAATATTTGCTAAGAGTACTAAGGTTTTAGTTATACATCAAACTGAAGCTTTAAAGAAGGGTTATTTTTTGCTAGAGTATGAGAACGATGGTCAGCCTAGTGGCATATCAGATGAAAGAGTAGAGTTCTTTGCTTTTAACTTAGACCTAAGAGATAGAATAGTTTTTATACGAGCAGAGTTTTTACGAGTAAAGGCTAGAAGATATTGGAGAATAGGTGAGATAAAAGTAAAGGATAAAATAAAATATGTCAAGATGCCAACCGATGAACTTATACGCTGGTATTAATGTATATTAATAATATATTGTAATTTTGGTGATGGCATACCTATCAGCAAGTAATTTAACAAAGATGATGTTAGACTTTTTAAAGGATGGTGGCAATGAAGTATGGAGAAATAATAACTTAGCTGTTAGAGGTAGAGCCTTCATAGGTAGAAAAGGAGTTCCTGACATCATTGGTTACAATAAAAAGTATGGTTACTTTGTTTGTTGCGAGATAAAAGCTATTGGTGATAGAATGTCAGCAGATCAGATGGTATTTTTAGAAGAGTTATCAATGGCAGGAGGAACTGCAATGCTATGCCAACAAGTAAGAGATGAAACAATACAAGTAAAAATCTATAAAGATGGCGAAAACGAAGACTGGAGATTCGAGAAAGGTGAGCTTCGGAAGTAGAAAACGAGGTTCAGCAAAGAAATCATTTAATAAACACAGCCCTAAGCCGAAGGTTTACCGAGGTCAAGGCCGTTAAAACAAAACAAAATGGAAGAATTAGAATTAGAAAACAAAGAATTGAAAGCCCCTAAAACAGTAAAGAAAAACAAAGATGTTTTCTCACAGGAAACTTTTGACTTCTTTAATCAAGTCTTAACAGATTTTGCAATAGATATGAAACATAGGCCTAAGCTAAAGGAAATATTAGCAGCTACAAAGCCTGAATCAAAGAGCAATAGTATTTAATAAATAAAACAAAAAACAATGGCAGTAACTAAAGAGAAGATTTTCCTAGGAAGGTCTTTCACAATGAAGACAGCATTTGGGGAGTTTAAGAAAGTATCTTTCGGCCCTGATGATTTAAAGAAAATGAATGACTTCGCAGCAACTAATAATGGTTGGGCTAACATTCTTATTAAAAACAAAAAGGATGCTAAACCAGGTGAGGCAGGTTTCTACATCGAGCTAGATACTTGGGTAGCTGACGGTAAGCCAAAAAAGGACTTGCCATTTTAACTTATTCTTATGAAAACAAATATCAAGGAAATTATAATTAATTTATTAGTTTTGTTTGCAGGTGTTTATTTACCATTTGCTTTTATAGTAAATGAGTTTAATCCACTTGTATGGCATTGGGTTACTAGAAGTTTATATGTATTAACTTTAGTTGGTATGTTAACTTACGCAATGCAAGAGTTTAAAAAGAAGTAGTTTGTGTGTTTTTTTTGAAATAAAGGTAAGCCTCTCGTTTCTACGAGGGGCTTTTTTATAATAAAACACCCCCAGTTTTTACCTGAGGGTGAAACCAAAAACCACCAACTATGAGAGAGCTTCTTATGTATTCCTATTTGTTTTATCGTAGAACCTTGTTATAACGGTTCCGAATAAGGCCTCTTGATATCTCTTGATAAAAGAGTCTGAGCTCTCATTAATATAGAAGAAGTCTTGGGATTGCATATAGACATAGCATCTGTCTTTGTCTTCATCATCTTCTGTTACTGATTCAACTAAATGAATGTTTATCCAAGCATTACTTTGTTCGGTACACTCTTCTAAATCATAGCTATCGTCTTCCGTAAGCTGTTCGATTTGCAGTAACATCTCTTGCACTCTCTTTAATGATGATTAATCTTAGTTTCATTGCTACATCTTTCAGTCTATCTTCTAATAATTTCTGCTCTAATTTTAGAGCCTTAATTACTTCATCAGGATGTTGTTCGCCCATACAAATTTACGTTTTAATTATTACAGAAATAAAAAGTGCATACCTTATTGATTATCAATATGATACACACTTATTTGTTAATTGTCTAAAGTGAGTTTGTTAATTGTCTACTTCCTAGGTAGCCTTATTATCTTGCTACCTAATGGCATAGGCACGAATATAGCAATTCTTCCGTTATCTAAAACAACCCCACAACCTAATGTTGGTCGTTTGGGGAAAGGTCGTGAATATTCCATTGCGTAAGCGTTAATATCTATACCACAACCTACATTCATACCGAATATCATATCCTTATCTGAGCTACTATAAAGCACACCACCGAAGGAGTGGATGTGACCAATGACTGTTGATTGACGAGCATCTCTTGCTCTATTGATGGCACCAGCTTGTCCTGATGATCCTGTGCCGTGAGTATATAGAACACCATCTATTTCCCATTCTAAGGCCCATTTCCAGCCCTTAGGAGCTTCCCAAGCATCTTCATAAGATTTAATAAATCGTTCAGGTAATCCGTTCGCTATGGCCTTTCTTTTATGTAGGGCTGAGTGGTTACCGATACAGACTTTTACATTAGGGAATTTCTTGTACCAAATGTTAAGCTGTTGCATAGCCATAATAGCCTCCTTAGAAGCTGACTCCCCATTAGGGTTAGTCTCGTGGAATGATATAGCGTGGTTATCTACTTCATCACCGATGTGAACAATTTCAGAACATTGGAACTTGTTGAATACCTCATAACAAAAGTCGAGGTACTTAGGATGGCAGAAGGGGAAGTGCGTATCACCTATGATACCCACATTTTTGGTTTTAGCCATATTGGTTGGTTTTGGTTAGTATGGTGAGTAATGGCTCTTGCCATTTACCTTGGTTGCTCTCAAGGTTTGCTTTCTATTGTCTTTACCTCTATATCCTACGTGCACCCAATCAGGTTTCTCTTTAGTACCAAATTCCCAAATTAGCTGGTCGTAGTCAAGATTGTCTTTTATATAATTAAATACCTCTGTATTAGTAACTCCTGTTCCACTATCATCCATATCTATATCAGCCGCACGGCCTAGGCAATGATCTGAACTTACCGAGCCTCCAATGAAATGGTTGAGCATCTTTCCCCTGTATCCACTAGAAATATTGATTGAGCCGAAACGTAATCTTATCGGCTCAAGCACCTTTTCGCAAAGTGTCTTTAGGTTTTCTAAATGTTCTGCTGTAGGTGTATTATCTAAGCCTTCTCTTTTAGCCGATTCACTTCTAGTAAATTCTGATAACGCAAAATGTGCTGATAACTTCATAACTATTTTTTAAATATTTTCTCTACAGATGTTAAACCTAAACATCCGAACGCTAACAAAGCTACTGATTCTACTAGAATTGCTGAGGGGGCTATATGTTCTTCACTAAAACTATTGTGATACATAGTAACGCATAACGTTACTACACATAACAAACCACATATACGCTTCATACTTAATTGACCTGATTCATCACAAAAGAATTGTTTCATTATTTTATAGTTTGAAATTGAAAAAATAATATTGCTATTAAAATTACCTTTTGTGCGAAGTCGTATTTTTTGTCTTTTTCGACTTCGGTTTCTCTTGCGAAATAAGTGTTTCTATTTGCTTCATATTTCCACTTCCAATTATAGAAGCTATCTTTTGTTTGATATATTGTTTGATATAAGCTATCATATTTATTCTTTAATTTATTGTAATAAAATAGTGTGTATTTAAGTGAGTCTATTTTGTTGTTAAGGTGTAAAAAAGTATTGTTAATCTCTTTGCCTTGCTCTAAGGTCATTATAACAACAGAGTCCTGGTTTATCTTCCTAACCTTTGGGTATTGGCAATAAGCTGAATGAACTACCAGTATCGATAGACATAGAATCCAAAATTGCTTTAGCTTCATTTAATTGAGTTTTAAGTTCTTTATTCTCGTTAGATAACTTAATTATCTTATTAGTCGTAGCTACTATTAGCTTCTCTTTAGCATCATCAGCTTGTACTTGTACCTTTTTATTATGTTCTAGTGTCTTATTAAAGTCAGTCATTAATTGTTGGAACTCTTTGTCTTCCTTTTTTATAGGAGACTCAGTATCAGCTCCGACATTGACATAACCTATTAAAGAAAATATTGATATTAGGGATAATACTATTAATTTCATTGCTATTATTTGACTGATTTTTTAATAGCTCCCATATCTTCTAGGGTTTCTAGCTTAGTAGAAGTGGCACTTAAGGCTGTTTTACACTCAATTAAAGCTTGAGTCTTTAGCGAATCCTTGTGCTCTAGGTTGGTTATTCTGTATTCTTGGCTTTGAATTTGATCCTTAAAAGTGCCTTTGATGTCTATGTACAAATAGGAAATGCCGATTAAAACGACAAATAAGGTTCCTACGATTGGATTTTTAGCGAAATCTTTAAACGATATAGGCAAGGGATTTAACCCTATACCTGATTCTTTTTTGGCAGCCATTTATTACTTTTTACCGATTTTGAAATACAAGCTACCTGAGTAGCCAATATTATAATTTTTGTTAATATCTACGCTAAAGCCTATTAGAGCCTTATTTTTGACACCTAGCATCAAGGAAGGACTTAGTACTTCCAAGCCATTAAGTGGGCTGTATGAGCCTCTAATGCCCAAATAAAGGGTATTAGTCGGTTTACTAGCGTAGTACTCTCTCTTAATTATGGTTTTTTCGGTTAAATTGGCTGTAAATCCTCTTGAAATAATCCTATTTTGGCTGATAGTATCATTCACTACAAAGATATTAGAATCTTTTTTAATAGTGTCAGAATAGGCCTTGACCTTATAATAGTCGTTTAATACGTATAAAGTATCGTGTACAGGAATCTGTACTGAATCAATGATATAGAATGGTATATCATTTCCCTTCTTGTACGTACTAATATAGACCTTCTTGTACGTAGTATCGTGTATCTCTACTATCTTTTTGTACTGAGAAGTATCAAACTGCTTACCAATTCTAGGTAAGTAAGTAGGTTTTAGTAAAAAATATAGCCATAACA